AGCTACAACTGTGACTTATTTAGTCGAGTTTTTACATTTAGATGTATTACCTGATTAATTCTTAAAGTAGTCAAGTGTCAAGGGTAATTAATAAAGATTACCCTAAAGTAGAGAGGAGTCTCTGGACTTCTCCTATTTTTTAAAAAATTATTAATAGGAAGGAAATATGTGGGATTATAATAAATGGATAACTAACCATTACAACACAAGAATCGTTGGAAAATGGTTTAAAGAAGAACCTAAAAAAACAAAAGAAATTAAAAAAGAAGAAAAGTAAATGGCTACTACATATTTAGGTTTAACAAATGAAGTATTAAGAGAGTTAAACGAAGTTGTATTGACTTCTGTAACTTTTAGTACTGCTACAGGTATACAATCATTTATAAAAGATTCCATTAATAAATCTATATTTGATATAGCTAATGAAGAACCACAACTACCTTTTTTCTCAGCAGGAGTTAGTGGAGGAACAGACCCTTTCTATGGAAATGTAACTGTAGCTTCAGTAGCAGGAACTAGATGGTATACATTAAAGTCTGGTAGTTCTAGTATTACTACAGACTATTCATCAATAGACTGGGATGATTTTTATTTAACAACAATAAATGTAAGTGGAGAAACAACTCCCTTTGTTTCTACTGGATTAAAATTTTTAACACTAACAGATTGGAAAAGATACTATAGAGATAGTGAAAATTCTGATGATGCAGAAGGTTCAGATGCTTCACACGGAGAACCCATATATGTTATTAAAAGCCCAGACCACAGAAAGTTTGGATTAAGTCCAATACCAGACAAAGTTTACAATGTACACTTTTATGCATTTACAAAACCAACAGCTTTATCAGCACATGGTGATACTATTGTTATGCCAGAACAGTACAGCAATGTAATAACAGCACGCACAAGATATTATGTGCATCAATTTAAAGAAAATATTCAACAAGCAGCTTTTGCTTTAGATGAATATAAAAAGAACATGAAGACTATGAAATCTAATCTAATCAATCCTGTTCCTAACTATGTGTCAGACGACAGGACTTATTTCTAAATGGCAGCAGGACAACCATTTTCAGTAGACTTAGTTGGTGGACTTGTTAAGTCTACTAACTCTTCAGCGTTATTAAAAAGACCGGGAGTTGCTACTAAGTTAAGAAACTTTGAAGTATCTGATGAGGGTACTTACAGACGAATAAATGGATTTAGTTTATTTGGGGATACGTTACCAAATTCTTCAGAGGACATAGAAGGTTTATTAGTTTATGCAGACGGTTTAATAGCTGTAGCAGGCAACGATGTATTTTTTAGTCAAGACGGAGAGAGTACTTGGTTACAATTAAACAAAGCAAGTGTTGCAGGAGGAGGAGATAATTATAGTGCCTTCACAGGTAGAAGCGAGTTATCTTTAACAAGCGTAGACCAGTGTGAGTTTGCAGTTTTTGAAGGTGCGTCTGATTACGGTGAAGTAGTTATAACAGATAAGAGTGGTACTAACTTACCTTTCTTATTTAAAATGACTGGAACAAATGCAGATGTAACTACTAGAACTTTTTTTGTAAGTCAAATAACTATTGATGGTTCTACTAAAGCTAAGTTTTGTACAATACACGATAAGCATTTAGTAGTCTCTGGAGACCCTTCTACACCAAACACAATTTATTATAGTGGTACTAATGACATAGATAGTTTTAGTAGTACAGGTTCAGGCAGTGTAACTTTAGAAGATAAAGTTGTAGGCTTAAAAAGTTTCCGTAATGAACTATTTATATTTTGTCAAAACTCAATATTTAAACTACAGAACATAAACAACTCTAGTACTGTTGCTGTTGTACCAGTTACAAAAAACGTAGGTTGCTTAGACGGTCAAACAATTCAAGAAATTGCAGGTGACCTTATATTTTTAGCACCCGATGGATTTAGAACAGTTGCCGGTACAGCTAGAATTGGTGACGTTGAGTTAGGCACAATCAGTCAGGCTATACAGCCAATAATAAATACTATTGCTAATGGTGCGGATACTTTTCAATTTAGTAGTGTTGTACTAAGAAATAAATCACAGTACAGAATGTTTTATAGTACTGTATCAGATAGTCAGTTTGTTTCAAGAGGTGTTATAGGAACACTAAGAACTAACGGATTTGAATGGTCAGAAACATTAGGAATATCAGCACCTGCTATTACATCAGGCTTTACTAGTTCAGGAGTAGAAAAAGCATACCACGGTGATAAAGATGGTAAGATATACAATCATAACACAGGTAATAGTTTTAACGGTACAAGCATTGAAGCAGAATATCAATCGCCTGATTATGATTATGGTGACTTAGGAACTAGAAAAACTTTAGACTACGTTAAACTTGCTTTTACTCCAGAAGGAGACTGTCAACCATCACTTAGAGTTAGGTTTGATTATGACAGTTTAGACAGTCCACAACCTGCTGACATAGTTTTAAGTTCAATACCAAAACCTGCTATTTTTGGAACAGCAGTATTAGCAAGTCAAAAGTTTGGTGCAACAGAACAACCTTTAGTACAACAAAATTTAACAGGCAGTGGACACAGTAATTTTTTTAAAGTATTTAGTAATGATACTAATGCACCATATTCAATAAACGGACTATACATAAATTATAGACCATCAGGAAGACAATAGGAGATATATATAAATGGCTACTTATGTAAGACAAAGTTCATTCAGTGATGGAGATACAATTACTGCTGCACTATTTCATAACGAATTTAACCAATTAGTAAACGCATTTAATGTAAGCACAGGACATACCCATGACGGTTCTACAACTGGTGATGGTGGACCAATTTCTAATTTATTTAGTAACGCTTTAGTATTTGGTACAAATGCCAACACAGATGTTGCTATAACATTTAACGCCACAACAAACGATGGTGTTTTAACATGGATGGAAGATGAGGATTACTTTAAATTCTCAGACGACATACTTATAAACTCAACAGAAAAAGTACAATTTAGAGATACTGGCTTATACATTTATTCCAGTGCTGACGGACAACTCGATATAGTAGCCGATACCGAAATCCAAATAGCAGCTACCACAATAGACATAAACGGTGCTGCAGATATTTCAGGTAACTTAGGCGTTGGTGGTAACTTAACAGTTACAGGTACTACTACATTTAATGGTGGCACAATTACAATGGGTGATGCTGCTACAGACAACGTAGTATTTGGTGCTGACATAGACTCAAACATTATACCTGATGATGATAGCACATACGATTTAGGTAGTGCTTCTCAAGAGTGGAGAAACCTTTATATAGACGGTACTGCACACATTGATACGCTAGACGTAGATGTAAATGCTACTGTTGCAGGAACTTTAGGTGTTACAGGTATAGCTACTTTTACTGATGATATAATTATTGGTGACGGTAAAACTATTGGCTCTGCTTCAGATGTAGATGCAATAACAATAGCATCTAACGGACAACTTACACTTACACAGACTTTAATAGGCACAGCACTAGATATCTCTGGAGACATTGATGTAGACGGAACAACTAACCTAGACATTGTTGATATAGATGGAGCTGTTGATATGGCTACAACTCTTGCAGTTGCAGGAAATGTAGATTTCAATGGTGACCTAGACGTAGATGGTACTACAAACTTAGATGTAGTAGACATAGACGGAGCTGTAGATATGGCTTCTACACTAGCAGTTGCAGGTGTTTTAACAGGAGCATCTTTAGATATTAGTGGTAATATAGACATAGATGGTACTTCAAATTTAGATATTGTAGACATTGATGGTGCTGTTGACATGGCTACAACTCTTACAGTTGGTGGTGAAATAACAGCAGCTAGTTTAGATATATCAGGAAACGTAGACATAGATGGTACGCTTGAAACAGACGCACTATCTTTAAATGGTACAGCAGTTACTGCAAGTGCAGCAGACATTAACCTTATAGATGGAATTACAAATGGCACAGTCATTGCAAGTAAAGTTCTTATAGCTGATGCAAACATAGACATTACAGGTGGTAGAAATATTACAATCTCTGGTGAACTTGATGCAGCTACACTTGATATCTCAGGTAATGCAGACATAGACGGAACATTAGAAGCTGATGCTATAACAATAGCAGGAGTTACTTTAGCAGAAACTATTTCTGATACTGTAGGTGCTATGGTTACAAGTAATACTGAATCAGGAATTGCAGTAGCTTATCAAGATGCAGATAATACTTTAGACTTCACAGTTGGTACACTTAACCAAGATACAACAGGCACAGCAGCACTAGCTACAACTGTTACAATTACAGACAACGAAAACACAAACGAAAACAACGCACTTATTTTTACAGCCGGTGGAGACTTAGATGGTGGTAACTTAGGTTTAGAATCAGATGGTGATTTAAAATATAATCCAAGCACAGGAACTCTTTCTGCTACTAATATTTCTGTTAGTGGTACACTTAGTACTGTAGACTCAGTTACTATGAGTGCTAACAACGCTGTTATATTTGAAGGTGCTACTGCTGATGCACACGAGACTACACTTACTATTGTAGATGCTACGGCTGATAGAACAATTACTTTACCTAACGTATCGGGTACAGTTCCTGTATTAGCTGCAGCAAGTAATACACAAATTACTTCTACACCAGAAGAGTTAAATGCCCTAGACGGAATTACCGCAGTAGTCGGAGAGCTTAATGCTCTTGACATAGGTAGTACAGCAGTAGGTACAGCCGTGGCTTCTAAAGCTGTAATACTAGATTCTAATAAAGATTACACAGGTTTAAGAAACTTAACAATTACGGGTGAGCTAGACGCAGCTACTTTAGATATTAGTGGTAACGTAGACATTGATGGTGTACTAGAAACAGACAATTTAACAGTTGGCGGAGACCAAGGCTCAGACGGAGAAGTTTTAACTTCAACAGGAAGTGGAGTAGCTTGGGAAGCAGCAGGAGGTGGAGTGACCTTTAAAACCTTTGGTACAAGCTCCATAATGATTGGAGACAATGCTACAGGAACTATTGATGCTGCTAATAATAATACAGGTGTAGGTGTAGATGTTTTTGCAGCACTTACTACTGGTGATAATAACGTTGCTATTGGTTTTGCAGCTTTAGATGCAAATACAACTGGTGGTTCTTCTGTAGCTGCGGGTTATGGAGCATTAGGTGCTAATACCACAGGTGGAAACAATACTGCATTAGGTCATAGCACTTTAGCAGCCAATACAACGGCAAACAATAATGTAGCGGTAGGGCATGAGGCACTAACAGCAAATACCACAGGTACGCAAAATGTAGCACTTGGGCAAGGTGCTTTAACTACTAATACAACTGCAGATAATAACACAGCAATTGGTAGACAGGCTCTAAGATTAAACACCACAGGTCATTCTAATGTAGCAGTTGGTAAGGATGCACTGGAAGCAAATACCACAGCAGATAACAACACAGCATTAGGTTTTGATGCTTTAACTTCAAACACAACAGCAGCAGGTAACACAGCAGTTGGACAGGCTGCTCTAACAACAAACACAACAGGTGCTAATAACACAGCAGTTGGTAAAAGTACTTTAGCAGCAGCTACAACTGCAGGAAACAATACGGCAGTTGGGCAAGGTGCTATGGAATCAACTACCACAGGTGCAAACAATGTAGCGGTAGGACTTAGTTCTTTATATACAAACACAACAGGTCATTCAAATACAGCCCTTGGTAAAGCAGCTTTATTTGCAAACACAACAGGAATATTAAACGTAGCGGTCGGTATGGCAGCTTTAGATGCAAACACCTCAGCAAATGCAAACGTAGCTGTGGGTTATGCCTCTTTAGGATTAAACACTACAGGAGCAACTAACACAGCAATTGGACACGAAGCATTAGACGCTAATACCACAGCATCAAACAATGTCGCAGTGGGGTACAATTCTTTAGGTTCGAACACCACAGGTGCTTCAAACACATCCGTTGGTACAAGTGCTATGGCAGCACAGACTACAGGAAACAACAACGTAGCAGTCGGTTTGTCTGCTTTACTGGCAAGTACCACAGGGCATGAAAACGTAGCCGTAGGCATAGAATCTCAGGCAGCAACAACGACAGGTGGTCACAACACATCCGTGGGTAAAGGTTCTTTAAATGCTAACACCACAGCTTCAAACAACACAGCAGTTGGTTCTGGTTCTTTAGCATTGAACACCACGGGACCAGGTAATGTTGCGGTAGGGTTTAACGCACTAGATTCAAATACGACAGGAGAATACAACACAGCCTTGGGTTTTGGCGCAGCAGGACTTAATACTACAGGTGCAGGAATTGTTGCAGTGGGTTCAGGTGCGTATTCAGCAGGGACTACTGGTTCACACAACATAGCAGTTGGTGGTAGTTCTTTAGGAGCTAACACTACAGGTCATTCAAATGTTGTAATGGGTCATAATGCAATGGACGCATGTACTACAGGACACTCAAATGTTGCTGTTGGATTTAATGCAGGAGGAGCTGTAACATCAGGAACAAGCAATGTTCTTTTAGGAATAAACTCAGGAGATGCTATAACTACAGGTGCAGTTAATACTGCAATTGGTGATGGCTCTTTAAGTGCATTAACAGCCTCCACTGCTCCTAATGTTGCTGTTGGTGGAAATTCACTTATCACAATGACAGGTGGTGATGGTGGAAACACAGCATGTGGTTATAGAACATTAGAAGCATTAACAACTGGTTCAGGCAACACAGCAGTTGGGTTGACAACAGCACTTGCTTTAACTACAGCAACTAATACTACGCTACTTGGAGTTTCCGCAGGAACAGCAATTACAACAGGTGGAGATAACAATTGTCTGGGGAACGCTTCAGGGTCAGCTATAACATCAGGAGCTAATAATGTTTGTTTAGGTACTTCATCAGGCACAGCTAATAATCCGGGTGGTGCAATAACTACAGGTTCAAATCAAATAGCCATAGGTAATGCTTCATCAGCAAATGCACACATACAGATTGATTGGACAGTAGCCTCTGATAAACGTGATAAAACAGATGTAACACCATTAGACATGGGATTAGATTTCATTAATAAATTAGAACCAGTAACTTATAAATGGGATAAACGTGCCAAGTACGAAGAAGGAAATACTCCTGACGGAACGCACAAAGAAAGTTGGACTGATGTTGGTTTCTTAGCACAAGATGTTGAAGAAATAGAAGCAGAGTTTGGTCACAAGATAGATGATGAAACTAACTTAACAACGTACATGAGCGAAGATAAAGATTCTTATGGTCTTACTTACGCTAAGTTTGTACCAATGTTAGTTAAAGCAGTACAAGAACTTACGACAAAAGTCGAAGAATTAGAAGATAAACTTAATAATAAAGGAGAAAAATAATGGCAACAGTAACAGAATGTTTAGCAGCAGCAACAGATTCAGTAACACTTATAAACGATATAAACACAAACGGCTCGTCCTCTGATTATGCATCAACGTGTGCAGACCAAGCCGAGATAAATGAAATGATACAACGTAATGTTGACCACCTTTCAACTATCTTGCTTTATGAACCTGATGCAAGCGATGCAAGTGACGATACGCCAAATGTAAAAGGAGCAGCAAGTAATTTAAAAACTACTCACGTTACAGCAGTTACAACTGGCACAGATTACATAGCAGCAAACTAGGACAACATTATGGACTTTATAATAGGATTAATAATTGTAAGTGTTATAGCTTGCGTAATTATAAGTAAAAAGAAACCTGAATGGGTAGAGCTTGTTAAATCTAAAATCAAAAAGTAAAAGGAAACAACATGGAGCTTTCAGGATATATATTGTGGAATGTGTTTTTAACACTTATTGTAGCTCCAATACTTTACAGCATTCGTGGAAACACAAGTGAACTAAAAAGGCTTGATATTTTGATGAACAAAACAAGAGAAGAAATAGCTAAAGAATACGTAACTAAATCAGAACTCTCAGATGGAATGAACAGAGTGTTTGATACACTAGATAAAATAGAAGAGAAACTGGACAAACTGTTCGAGGTTAAATAATGAAGAATATGAAAAAACAAAGGAAGCGTTATAACAAAGGTACTCGTCAAGATTATACAGCAGGTGGTCGTGTTAAAGCTTATATGGGACTTCCTAGTGAAGAAGATTTGGATAGGGCTAGAGAAGAAGCAGATAAACTAACTAAAAATATACCTAAGCCTCCTCCTCCTGCAACACCTAAGCCTAATACAAATACAGCAGATGCAGAAGCTAAAGCTAAAGCTAAAGCTGAAGCAGATGCTAAAGCTAAAGCAGATGCACAAGCTAAAGCAGATGCACAAGCTAAAGCAGATACACAGGATGAAACAGATTCTTCAGATACAGCTACAGATACAGGTACTGATACAACTACAACTACAGATACAAATAAAATAAATGTAGAAGCTCCTACACCTGCAGGTCCACCTCCCTATATACCTCCTCCAGAATATGCAGAATCTGAATTAGATGAGACAGGAAATTTTTATCTTG